GAAACTCTGCTGCCACTTCGCGGGCAACCTTGCGTTGGACTTCAATCAAGTCCGAGCCGAATGCTTCAACGTCAGCATCCGTGACCAACTTCTCTGCCTGCGCAGGCTTGACTTCTGGCTTCGGTGCTTCAGCGGCCTTACGGAGGGACTCCATCTGGCTCTTGAGCTCACGAATGTCGGAGTGCAAGCGAGGCACTTCGGCGTCGTACATACCCTTGAGGGTCTTGTACTTCTGCTGCCATGTCTCTTCTGCTACGACAGGTTCTGTCGGTTCTGGCTTTGGCTCAACAGGTTTGGGTTCAGCGGGCGCTGGTGCTGGCTCAGGGGTGGGCTCTGCTGGCGCGGGTGTCGGCTCCGTGGGAGCGGGGTCTTTACCATCTGCAAGCTGCTTCTCTAACGCTTCCAGTGCGTCTAACTGATCTTGAACTTGTTTTGGCAATGCCATTTTTGGGTTTCCTAAAAGCTCCAACTCTGCTTCAGGCTCCTGCTGCGGTCTGCCCTACACATAATGGTTTGCTGCGGATAAAACCGGTCAGTTTCCCAACCGGGCGAGAATCTCGGGCGATTTTTCAACCGCGTCGAGAAAATCTGTTAAGGCCTCGGCCCGACCTTGAAGACGGTGGATGCGGGTCATGTCTTCGGCTACCACCAGAGAGGACTTAACCTCTTCCAGTTTGGCTCGGAACAAATCCAGCAGCGCTTCGTTTTCAGGATGCTTACAGCGGTACAACGCTTGTATGTGCTTCCGGTCAGGCTTCTGGCCTATAAAAATCTTCATGCGCGGATTCTATACAACAAATCCGCGAAAAGTCAAACACCATTCGGACGAGCCGACATCATGTTGCCTTCACGACCGCCGACTTGGCTGCCGTCAGGCAACATGTTCTTCGGTGCGGGGCCCTGCGTCATGCCGGGCGCTTGTGGCAGTGGCTTGCCGTCTGGGCCGATGCCCATCACAGCCTGCAGTTGCTGCTGGAGCTGAGCGATGATCTGTTGCTGCTGCTCCATGGTGCTCATCTGCTTGCGGTCTGGGACGATGCGATCGACGTTGCCGCTGAGGTGCTTGGCTTGGCCGCGCAGCAGTTCTGCTGCACCGTCCATACCCACGATCTGCTGAGCCACTGGGCTGTTGAGCACAACCTGCAAGAACTCGTTGCGGCGCACGGCTTCAGCTTCCTTGACCACCAGCGAGCTTGCGCCTTTGGCCACGATGCTCACGTCACCGATCAAGTCTGGGTCGTCGCTGTAGCGCAAGTTGTCTTGGTACAGGCGCTCGATGGCCGGGGTGATGACATCGTGGTCGATGTTGCTGATCACCTGCTTGATGCCCTTGCCAGCGTTGCTGATCAGCATGGACAGGCCAGACGACGTACGGCCAGCGCCCGGTGTGTTCTCGCCGGTCATGTAGCGAGGGATCATCGTGTCTTCGTCAGCGCGGGCGCTGAACTTCTCGAACACGGCCATCAGCTCCTGCGCGTTGCTCTGTGGCTGGAAGAAGCTGATCGGAGCGCTGTTGTCACCCACGTCGGACGCGGTGAACTGCCAGATTTTCCATGGGTGCATGTCCGTGATGTCCTCGCCCTGCGGCAAGCGGCTCACGTTCACACCGACCTGCGGGCCGGAGCTGATACCCATGTTGTTGGCCAAGGCGCGAGCCGAGGCGTTCACCATCGACTGTGCGTCGCGGCACAGGTCAGTCACGCCCTTGCCGTCCACGGAGCCGGGCAGGTTCTCGTAGCTCGACAGGTAGTACGGCTTGCGGCCCAGCGGGTCGTAGTTCAGCACAGCGCGGATCACGACGTTGCCGATCAGCCACACCTCGCATGGGTACGACAAGTCTGGGTCAGGAATCTCTTTGTCTGTCAGGCCCCACTCCTTGAGCAGGCTGCCCTTGACCGAGTCCCACAGCTGGATGGCGTCGATCAGGTCGCCGGAGATGATGGCTTCAGTGACGTACTTGCCTTCAGCCTGCGCCTTGGATGCGTCTGTCCACAGCCACTGCTTCATGCCCATGGTGCCGAAGTCGTTCAGCACAGAGCGGATGGCGTCGTTGTTGTAGCCGGGCACGTCGATCAGAGCCTGCAAGGCTTCTGCCGTCATGCGATGGCGCTCGATCACATAGCCGTCGCCGAGGTTCCACGACCATGCGGCCCAGTAGATCATGAACGGGTCGACACGCTCCCACTCGTTGCGCACGGTCTCCACTGGAACCAGCTTGCCGTTTTGCCACTGCAGGGTCTTGCGCTTGCGCTTGATCGGGCCCTTGATCACGGCGAACGGGAAGGTGACGATGTCGTCGAGGAACTCGTTGAACGCTTTGTACCAGCCGCCTTCAGCCAGCTGGTCTTCCATCTTGCGCTCCATGCGGTCGACGCGCTCGTTGGACTCTTCTTTGAGCATGCGATCGGCCTCGTCCTTCATCTGCTGTGCGATGACGCGAAGCTGCTCCTGCGAAGGCGGCATACCGCCCATCTCAAGGTGCTGCATCAACTGCTGCATGAGGTCTTGCTTGAGGCCTTCCAGAATCTCGGGTGGCATCTCTGGGTTGGGCGTGCCCTCGATGCTCCACGGCTTGTCAGCGCCTGAGCCCAGCAGCGTGTCACGCAACCAGCTGGTGGCGGCGCGGCACTTCACCGATGTCAGGTTCACGAAAATGTCGGAGCCACCTTGCTCGTTGATCTCAGCGAGCTTCTCGGGGTCGTACTCGCCGTTGCGCTGGCGCAGACACTGCAGCATGCGCTCTTCGAGTTTGCGTTTAGCGATGCGGGCGCTATCCCAGCGTTCACGGACGTGAGCGGCCAGCCCTTGGATGACGGGCTGATTCTGCATTTCGTCACTGCGACGTTTGGACTCAGCTTCCAGATCGGATGCGCGAGCTACGGGGATGAGAGCGATGCCTGTGGCCATGTTGTGTGCCTTTTAATTCCAAGGTGTTCCGGGTGCGCCTGCGGCTTGGCCCTTGACGAGTACGAGTATAAACATCGAAGAGCATGCGTTGTTGTTTGCGCTTCCTACGGCAGTTGCCTCGATGTCAGTTTTCTCTGGGATCGGCACTGGGTACTTGAACGCGTAATCCGCTACGCCGTTGTTCAGCGTCGTGATGGCAGCGGTGTGGCGGATGTCATTTGCGCCTGTCGTAAGCAGTCTGCCTTGAACCTGCGACGACCCGCTTGGCTGGCCTGAAGAGAACAAGCCCTGAACAACAAACGCTGTGTGGCCCGCTGGCACTGTATAGTGACCAGTGAGGGTGTTGTTGTAATTGTATTTGATCAGGTTGTACACCGTTGCTGGTACACCCAGTGTCACTGTGCCTGCGCCAAAGTAGATGTCACCGGCGGCGCTTTTAAGCGAACCTGCACTGGCTACAGCGGCGTAGTTGATGCGCAAAAAGCTCTGCGTCGTCGTAACTGCAGTCTGACCGTTGAGCGTAACAACCTCCGAGATTTCCTCGTAGTTAGTGTCGAGCCCTTGAATCAAGACCGTACGCGCACCCGTGCCAGCTGCGGTGTCGTTTGCGTTGGTCGAACTGACAGACAGCTGCCCTGCGGTTGCGGGGTGTGGCATCAAGCCAGCGTGTGGCCAGACCGTGGACTCCACCGTATCCACGTCGGGGTTGAACCCGAACACGATTACACTGCGGTGCCCAGCGATCTGACCCCGCGCCACTTGGAGCGTGAAGTCTTCGTGCCTGCGCTCGGCACTGATCGACGGGTAAAAGGTAGCCATTAAAGCCTCCGGGAGTTGCTGGAATTGTACCCCCCGGCCAGCTGCGGTCAAGTGTATGCGTACTTTACCTTCTTGACCTCACGCCGCTGCGGGGCCATGCCGAAGCCCCGGATGTTCATGTCGATCACCGCGCAGCCGTACTGCAGCGCGTCGTGCGAGTGGCTGAACTCGTTCTTGTCCGGCTTGTCTTCCATCTCGCCACTCTTCTTGACTTTGTACCGGTAGCCCGAGCGAAAGCCCTTGATCAGCTTGGCGCAGCGCGGGTCGATCAGGAACATGGCCTTGCCCTCGAGCTGCTGGCTGAGCAGGCGCTCGACTGCCGATATGCGTTTGACCGGGTCGTTGCTCGGCGGCTTAACGCACTTAAACCCGGCCTGCTTTAGCTGGTCGACGAGCGTGAGCTCACTGGCTTGCTGCTTCATGAACCCAGCGGGGTCAGGCGCGGCCACGAACTGGTAGCCGGGGTATGTGTTGGCGATGTGCGGGTTGAGTTTGGTGTTGATGAACGTGTCCAAGCCCATGTTCTCGCTGGTCAGCTCCCCAAGCACCAGTACCCGACCACGCGGGTCACGCTGCATGAAGACAGCCGAGGGCGTGCGCCCGAAGTCGATCCCGATGGTGATGGGATAGTCAGCGTGCTGGATGGGCTTTATGTTCTCTTTGGCCACGTGGAAGTCGGCTGTGAACGTCTTGTCGTAGACCGGCAGGCCGGACAAGCTCTTGCCCCACTTACCATGCACGTACACGTCGATCCAGTCTGGCGACTTGCCCTCGCACAGGTCTTCGTAGTAGTTGGACGGCAAGTGCTGCACCCAGTCGGCCTCGTCGGACAGGCCGCTCGGCTGGATGGTCACGTGCACCTTCTCAGGGTCGGCGTTGGTGAGGTACTGCTCCCAGTGTGCGTCGAGGTCAGGCGGG